ACAGTAACAGCTGAAGCAGGAACAACACCAACAATACGGAAAGGAGCCGATGTAGTCAAAGGGGTAATTGCTGAAGTACTGGTAGCAGCTGCAGAAACAGCAACACCAGCTAAAGAATCACCAGTAGTTGTAGAACCAGTATTGCCAGCAGCGGCGCCAATGTAATAAGCATTAGAACCAATAAAAGCTGGGTTTATGTATTGAATGGTTGTAGAACCACCAGTACCTGCTGGGTTAGACAATACTACTGTTTGGAAAACAGCTTGAGGATCGTCAACTACATAACCAATCGCATCTGTAGCTGTAGTGCTTGCTTGCCAGAATTGATAGCGGTTTTTACCATAGATTGGACCACCAGTAGTTGAATACTCGCAGCCAGCAAATACACCAATCGTGCCGTTAACAGCAGATGCACCGTTATAAGCAAGGGTTGATGAGACCAAAGCGCCAATATTAGCGCTAGTACCAAGTGCTACAACGTCACCGTTGAACAAGCTTGTGCTGTAACCATTAACAATAGGGAACATACGGGTTGAACCCGCAAATACTCGACCACCGATAAGGTTAACAGGCTTTAGTCCATAAGGACCTGAAACAGTAGGATAAGCCATGTAAATCTCCTAATTATTGAGAACCAGATCCAAAGGTCACCGAGGATTTCCGTTCCATAAAGATTGGCATTCTCGAATCACTTTGGCGCATTAGGTTGTTATCTACAGCTTCCGATTGGTCTTGTGTCTGTTTAGCCTCATAAGCTGCACGTTGTGCCACAAGTTCCTCTGGGATTTTGCAGAGTAGTAACCCGCCAATCTCAACGTTGTCTTTAAATTGACCATTGGGATTAGCTAACAGTTTAAATTTTGGTTGTTCTTCAATACTTACTGGCTCCCAACCTTCTCTAAACTTAGCAGAAGTATTACGGGGGTCAGCTTGATTAAGCATTGAAACACGTATCCAACGATAAGCGAAACCAGCCTGCTTGTCGGGCTCAGGTAAAAGTTCAGGTGGCATCCACTGTTTAGGACGTTCTGTAATTTCACGGTTTTCTGCTTCACGATTAAGTCTATTTGTAGCCATGTCAGGCCTCCACTTTCATTAGTTCACGGACATATTGCTCATTGGTTAAGCCAAGTTTTTTTGCAATCGCAACTTGCGACTGGGATAACCTAACTCTTTTCGGTGCGGTCGACCGAGTTGCCGAAGCTACTACCGTTGATGGCTTTACCCTGTGCGTGTCTGCTCGTGGTTTTGCCCGTACTTCTTGATCTTCAGAATCTTCATGGTCGAAATTTTCTGCAAATCTTTTTCGCATTGTTTGGTCCAACGTTGCGTAATATTCCTCTGACCCAATTTGTACACCTTGACGTTTTAGCTTCTCATGGAGTCCCAGAGCCGCTGCCGTCATTTCCTCGTCCTGTCCGAACCAAGGATTTTCCGATTGCCAAGATTCGAGCTTTTCGTCTCTTGGTACATTTTGGTAGTCTTGTTGAGGTTGTACAACAAATTGTTCTTGCTGTAAAGGGGGCAACTTAAAATCTTTTGCTTTTTCTAAATTTAATTGCGCTTTAGTAATAGCGGCTTGCGCATTCATTACTTTTTCAGCATCGCCAGCTTCATAAGCTTCTTTATAAGCCTTTTTAGCATTTTTTAATTGCAGCTTAGCAGAGTCTTTTTTAGTATTCTTGTAGTCTTTTTCACCACTAGAAAGCATCTTTTTGACCTGATTGTTTTCAGCTAATAGCCTTTGAGCAGCTTCAATAGCAGCATTTCGCTCTCGTTCTGCAGCTTCTCGGGCACGTCGCTCATCATTCCAGACTCGCTTCATCTTAATAAGCTTATCTTTAGCTTCTTTGCTGTACTTATCTAAGTCATCGACGTCAACTTCTAGTTGCCTAACCTTTTCGGGGTCAGCAGGTTTACGGTTTCGATCTTCTTCGGGGGTATCATCCTCGATCTCAATCTCTAATTCTTCTAGGGGTTTACCCTTAATATCCTCGATTTCATCGGGAAATTGGTATGCATCTGGCATTGTCCGCCTCCTTAAATAAATTTACGTTTGATGCCACGGGGATCTTGAACTACAGCTTCCACAGAGTCATCGTTAATAATCCGGAACTCACGGTCGTGAATTACCAGACGGGTACCTGCATTTGGTCTTACAAGGATAAAATCACCTTGTTTACACCAAGGTCCATTAGGGAACCTTACTTTATCTGCATAGCAATCTGGGCCTAAAGAGACCACAAAAAGCACTGTAGTTAAAAGTTCATCAACACGGCGTGTTTCATCCGACTTGATAATTCCACTTTCAAACGCTTCTTCTGCTTCAGGGATTGCACATAAAATACGATACCCTTGTGGCATAGGTAGCTGTTTTGCTCTATCTTCTGCTTCTTTGTTTAGCACAGCAGATAAGTCCACTGCTTGGCTAAGGTTTAGTTCACTCATTGTCCGAGTTCTCCAATCGTTTTTTGAGGTCTGTAATGATTAAGGATGCGGCTTCAAGACCTCGTAACTGACCGCAAACATATCTGTACTCTTCCATTGTCGGAATGTTTCCTTGAGCTAGGGCTGAACTTAAGTATTCCCTACGCTCTTGGTACTCTCTAAGTAGGTAATCTAAATGATTGTCCATTACTCTCCTTTAGGTTTTTTAGCCTTGTCGGCTGGTTTAGCTGCTTGTAACTTAGCTTGTTGCTGTTGTGCTGCTAACTGCTCACTCTGCATGTCTGCATTGTGCTCATGCCCAAGCACGGTATCTGCCATACCAAAAGCGTGAGTCATCATATTCGCTTTATGTTCATGTTCATGGTCAGCTATAGTCTTAGCTGCTTCAAACTGATGATCCATACGGCGACCTTGTTTCTCACTATGAAGCTTAGCTGCTTGAGACATTGCGTTTAAATCGGCTGTCTTCATAGCAGTTTCTGCTGTTGTCATAATGCGCTTCTCTTCTATATCAAGCTGGCGATTCTTAATCTGAATTTCAGCTTGGTCTTTCTGTTCCTGTGCTTGTTGCGCTTGCTGTTTTAATTGCAACTCTTGTTGTTGCATTTGTACCAATGGATCTTGTGCTTGCTGTTGTGCTTGCTGTTGACCTATTTCTGCTTGGTTTGCTTGTAATAATTTAGTAGCAGCTTGTGCAAGTAACGGAGCCAACTGAGCTTCAACTTTAGGATCCATTGGTATATCTTCGCCAGACTTATCTGTCTGTGCTGGTAATGAAGCACCAAGTTGTTTTTCAATCTCAACTCTATATTGGAACCCTAAGTGCTCATTAATATGAGCCATCATGCCTGCTTGAATCTGTTGGGCTGCTGGATTGTTTTGCAACAACTGTGCAATCTTAGGATCATGCATTGCCGACATATGTACCGTTATATGGGCTGTGTGGTCTTGCGTGACAAAAGCCTTAACCGGTTTGCCCATGAGTACGTTCTGATTTTCAGTAACCGGATCGGTCGGCTTCTGGTCTTCGTCCATTGGAATGAGTTTTGCCGCATTCTTAATCCCCAGAACATCGAGCATTTGTCTGTGTAAGAGGGGTAGATTGTAGAGTTGGGGTGCTCCTTGAGCCAGTTGAAGTACTGCTTGATACTGTACGATCTTTTGCGCCATTGTCGACGCATTCGGATCCGATACCGGGATGACATCGACATTATCATAGTCCGATTTTTTAGCACGNCGAGAACCTTCAACGGGATCATAATCATATTCCTCTGGTGTGTATTCAGCAATAATGTGTTTGAGTAATTTCAACTCCTGCTTCAAACTAAAGTGAATACGAGCCTGAACTGCAGACATTACCTTGAGTGTACGTTCAAGTATTGCTAGTGTTGTACCTACTGGAGCTTGTGCTGACATATCCGATAGGTTTAAATCGGCAGTATTTGCAAACCGACGACCTTCTTCAATAATCTTGTCCATCAAACCAGCGAGTACTTGACTAGGTTCTTTATAAGGAAGCGGCATAATGTTGTCACGCATTGCACCGCTTGGAACGTCTACATCACGCCATTCACCCGGAGCTATCGGTGTATCATCGCCCTTGACTCGCAAGCCACGGGTCTTAAAGCCACCTGGCAAGTTGCTAAGTGTCCCTGCATCAACCAACTGACGAATAAGGGAAGTGCCACTTTTAGCATAAGCGCCAATAAGGTGGATGAGACCAAAACAATAAAAACCAAAACCGGGAATATACCCGTAGTGCACAAAGTGTTGACGTTTTTGATGAGTCGAATCATCCGGCTCCCAATTTCTTCTAATCGCAAGAACATTCATCGTTCCTTTCTCGACAGTTACAACATAAGGCAGAGCAATACCTGTGGGTTCACCATTCTCGTCTGTATCTTCAAAACCTGGAAGATCAAGATCAACGTGCATCTCAAGAATCTTATAGCGATCATCGACAGAAGCTTTGAAGCCCATCTTCTCAGCAATCTTCTTCTCAACTTCATCTAGTGTGTTAGTTGGATCACCAAGGTCTATATCACGATAGAATCCCTTAACCTGTAAGATCCTAAGCTCATTCTCAGTTTTGCGCATCACGTGAGTTACCCGTGGAGAGCTAGCTAGATCAGATGCACCGTAAGGTACAACCATATCTTCTGCTGGAATAAACATAGATACTTGACGTTTAAGCGCTGGATCGTAATATACTTTCTTAAACGCATTACCTGCTAAACCTAAGCCCCATAACATACGTTCTGTTTCAGGTCTGTATTCAGGCATCTCTTCAGTTAACTGATAGTTCATATCATCTTGAACACGTTCAGCAGCTTCTTTTTTATCTGGTGTTTCTTTACCAATGATCAAAGTCTTAACAGGTCCCGATGCAGGGAATATAGACATCATTGTTTCTGCTTGAAACTTAACTAATGCTTCAGCTAAAAGCGGATGGTAAACACCACAGGCGCCTTCCCAAGGCTCAGCACGTTCTTCAATCTTCAAACCTAATAGTTCTAGACCATCAACATAAGTTTGAATCCAATCTTTACGAGAACCAACGTCATCGTCAAAGTCACCAACTAGATCGCTAGCGATCATTGTCAGTTCACTTTCGTTCATGTGTTCCGCTAAGTTTTCATTAAACTCTTCTTTAGCTTCTTCTTCTGGTGACTCTGCTTCTTCTTCACCATCAACGGTAATCTCAATATCAAACGGTTCTTCTTCGTCTGCAAGTTTATCGATGCCCAAAGGTGCTTGGTAAAGTGCTTTATCTATTGCCATAATTAGTCCTTAAGTGTTGCTCTATTTGTTTTTGGGTCATACTTATATTCGCTCGGTTTCCTACCCGATGCTTTAGTAGCTCTATCTACAGCACGTTGTTTAGCAGTCATGTCATCACGTTTTTTACCTGCTGCAGTTAAAGTTTTACCATCGGCTTTAAGCTGACCACGATCTTTGAGTATATTAATAGCCATAGCTTGCGACCCAACCTGTGCGGTAAGTCTTTTTATTAGCTGGTTTTTACCCATGAACTTCTGTGTAGCCATTAATAGTAAGCCTTCTTTTTACTTTTAAACCACTTAATATCTTCAGGTTCATCACTCGGCAATCTAATAAACCCACCGTTTCTAAACCGCATTAGTGCCATTACCGTTGAGTCAACCAAGTCATCATGACTCATAAACGGGAATCCTGCAATCTCTTCTACTACTTCTTCAGCCCATCTATGTTCGGGAACCCAACATAAACCACTTCTAACAATATCTGCTACGCTATTAAGTCTTGCCAGTTTATCACCAGACCCACGGTGCGGGGTATATTCACTAACTGCCATTCCTGTTCTTCTAAGTTCTTGGAATAGAGCTGTTCCTGCAGATTTTTTCTCCACAATGAATGCGTCTGGGTTCCATTCTTCATACTCTCTATAGGCTAAATCTTTTAATTCTGGGAACTCTAGGCGTTTCTTAATACTGTTTAACAAGATGATGTTATATGCCCCAGTCTCCTCATTCATAAATACCCCCCACGTTGTGAGCGCTGTAAAGTCAGCTCGGTTGTGGGTTTCTGCTGCAGCATCTAAAGACATAATGACGTATTCACAAGAAGGTGGTGACTCTTGTTTCCAGATGTTCCACCAATCCCGTTTAACTACTGAGGCTTCTTCTGAGGTAGGATTCTGCTGGTACTGAGCATTCCACTGGAATACTGGCATTGATGCTTTAGTACGCCTAAGTGCCTCTAAACTATATTGCTCAGGCCATAAAGCCCGTTCATCCTTAGTATTTTCATTAAAAATTGCAGGGAACTCGACCCGTTCGTATTGATCTGATCCTTCATTCTGGACCATATCCCGTATAACTTTACCGGTTAAATCATCTTGGTGCCAACGAGTTTGAATAATTGCCACACGACCGTTAGGCATAAGACGAGTACGAGCACCGTAAGTAAACCACTCATAAGCTTTCTCGAAAACGTCAAAATTCCCGTTGATAATATCTTGTTCGTTATGTGGATCGTCAACCAAGAGTAAGTCGGCTCCACGACCAGCCAAAGCGGAACCAACACCACAAGCGAAATACTCGCCACCAACATTAGTATTCCAGCGCCCAGCAGACTTATTATCTTGTGCCAAAGAGACTGTTGGGAATATGTATTTATATGCAGGTGTGTCAATTAAGTTTCTCACTTTCCGTCCAAAGTCGACCGCAAGGTCAGTTGTATGGGACACCATCAGTACTTTTTTATCAGGGTATTTACCTAGAAACCATGCTGGAAAGTAAATAGATACTAACTGACTCTTACCGTGCCGTGGTGGGATATTAACGCATATTCTATCTTTTACTCCATTGGCAATATCCATTAGCTCATTAGCCAAAATGCGGTGGTGCTTACCTACTTTGTAGTCTGGCATCATCTTGCAACAAAAAGCAATCAGATCATCCCGACAAGCCTTAGCCATTCTGCGATTTGCTAACTCATCTACTACAAAATCAATCTCTTCTGTATCGTTATCCTCAAATTTATCAAGGTTTGATGCTAAAAACTCTAGTTCAGCGTCTGTTAATGACGCTAGAGGGTCACTCGTCTGCATTAGCATCGGGTTTTTCCTCAGAAACGCCTAGTTCTTCTTCTAAATCGAAGGTTTCACCATTCACTTCGACCGCTTTAACGTCTTCTATACCCTGTGGGTTCATTAATTTATGGATTTTAGCCCGTACAGAGTCCACTAAATCTTGCGTAGACCGGTGAGTAATAGTCACTTCTGACTTTTCTACGAATAATCCTACGTCTGAGATCTTACCTAGCAGCTCTAAAGCCCTTAATCTTGTACGGTCGTCTTGTGAATCGCTATCTAAGATTAACTTATTGGTTACTAAGAGCCTAATCTGCATGGCAGTATCTACTACTCGAATACTAAACTCATCCAATATAGACTTAACCTGACCATATGTTGCAGGAGTCTGGGTTTTTTTAGTTAATTTCTTGTTTGTCTTATCTTCATTCTCAGCTACCTGATAGGCAAGCTGTTCAGCTTTAAGCTGGTCTTCTTCAGACGGAGTCATATCCAGCCCCAGAAATTCTGCGGATTGGCATGCTGCATGCGCCTTCTCAATGAAGTTCGCTAGTACCAGATTGTCTTCTGGGAAAGGTATTGCCAAGTCTGGCTCTACATGTATTTGCATCTAGTCAAGTCCGACGTGATGAAGATGTTGCAAAGTATACATGTTTTTTTAATGTGCATAGGAATCTTAAAATTTTATACACAATATTTTTTGGGCTAGGTACTTAAAAAAGATGACGGGGGGTGTTTCTATATTTACCTTACGAGCGACAACTTGATTAGTGAGTAAGGGTTTACCCTAGTAACTTAATTTACTTGGGGCCGAATTTGAAAAACATAGCTTGTAGTGCGCAAAATAGTAAGCCTTGCAGGCTAGATGGAACCAGTTTGAAAAGTCGGGGGGTGGGGTCATCAAATCGGGCTGGAATCGGCGGGGTTTA